CTGTTTTCCTGCCCTTTTACGGCTCCCAGTTCCGCCAGGATCGCATCCCCATATTTCTGGATCATCCGCGCCAGAAATTCCGCGCATTTTTCCATATTCATCCTCGCCTCTTTCTCCGTCAGGCGGCCCGTATCCACCACTTCTACTTTTTTCAAAGGCAGACACCTCCTTCTTCTGCTCAAAGGAGTTTTCCTGCCCGATTTTTTGATTTCCGAAAAAGGAAAAGGCCTGCCGCCATCTGCGTATACTTCAGCAGATAACGACAGGCCATATTCTAACCTTTCCTATTCACTTGTCAGCAAGCTATCAGAGAAGATATTAAATCCTGCGGGCGTAATCCAGCGAGATCCACCCTGCGCCGGATTTCAGCTTGCCCCAACGGGAAGCCCCCTGTCCGTCCGTTTCCTCCACAATGGTAAAAACGCCTTTCCCGGTATACTTCCCGGTCTTCCCGTAATTCGTCCCCGGCCCTTTCCGGATATTCAGATCCGTGATGGACACCTGCACCAGATACGGGGAAAATCCGCCTCCGGATCCCTGGCTTCCATAGACAGCTTTCCCAGACTCATCGTATACCGAATACCCCGGATTCTCATCCGCGCACTTTCTGGCATTGGCAAGCACTTTGAACGCCCCTTTCTGGGACTTTGCGTCTGTCCAGGACTTCCTGACCCGAAACCATCCGCCGTTCTCCGGCTCCGTTGTCCCAGCTCCTCCCATAGCCGCCTTAACATCTTTCCGGAACCCGTCCATGGTATAGCCCAGGCCAAGCCCCTTCCACAAATGCTCCGGGTCCCCGTGGTTGGAGGCAATCCCCCGGCTGTGCCCTTCCCGGTGGCTGATGACAACGCCGTCCGCGGCCGGATTCAGATTGTACTGCTTACACAGGTATGCAAATAACTCCACCGCCGCCTCGTAAGTTCGCTTCGCTACAGCCCTTGCCGTCGACAGGTCGGAGCAGGTAAAGTTCGACCCGGACGTATACCGGATGCAGGCAGGCTCGCACATCTCCACCCCGATGTGGGTATTGTTCCCGCTGCCTTTGCTGCCGGATCCGCAGTGCCAGCCCCTGTGATTCCAGGGCAGGGTCTGGTACACCGTCCCGTCATTCCCGTCAATAAACCCATGCACACAGGCATTACCATAGGACGGGCTGTTCCAAGAACTGATAAACACGGACGCCTTCGGCTGGGAACAGCCCACCGAATGGAGCATCAGCCCCTTCACCGCGATCTTCCTCCCTGCCGTATAGCAGGGATTCTTTGTTAAAATACTCTGTACTAACTTCATCTCATTTCTCCTCCGTTTCTGTTTTCTCTGCCCGGTCATGGAGCTGCTCCAGCACCGCCTTGATCTTCTCCGGCACCGGAAGCCCTAGGTGCGCCGCGTTCTCCAAAAGGCTCACGCCCTCATTGGAAATATAGAAAAAGATCACCGCCGTCCGCAGCACCGATCCGGTGCCGATGACATGGACATCCAGGATGTTGGCGATCCCCACCAGAAGGAAAATCAGTACCTTCCTGCAGATGCCTTTGAAACCCACGTTGCTGGACAGCTTCCGGTCGCTGACCGCGCACATCACGCCGGTCAGGTAATCCGCCAACCCGAAAGCCACCAAAGCCAGCAGCAGGCCGTCACAGCCGCCCAGGTAATACCCCAGCCAGCCGCCCACCGCGGCAAATACCATCTGGATCATGTTCCAAAATTCTTTCATTGCTTTTGTTCCTCACTTTCCCATAAGAAAAGACGCCCCAAAAGAGCGCCTGCCAATCAGTTTCTATATAAAGTGCCGCCTGCCCTTTTCAGGACAGATCTCTCCCTTACGGCACGGGATCGGGTTGTTCCGTCAGCGTGTAGGTGATCTTCATGGTCTTATCCACAGTCTTCACCACCGCTGAGGAAAGGTTGTTGATGGACGCCAGGTACGGCGTCAAGAGATAAGCAGTCCGATACTCATTTCCGTAGCTGCCGCCCCATCCGATCAGAAAGTTCTTGTACTGGAACAAGGGAGTAGCGGCATTGTTGATCCTTACGCTTCCCTGGGTATGGACCACCGTATCCTCCGCCGTGATCTGGAAATCCTCGCCGATGATGAGATCCCCGATCAGCGTCAGGTACAGTTCGCAGGAGCCGGTCTCGCACAAGGGCTTCCACTTGGACGTAAAACCGAACTCGATCAGCGTCACATCCGTGGAGTTGGAAAGGCTAATCTTATAGATCCCCTTCTTGTCATAGGCAGGCACATACAGATATCCGCCCCGGATACAGCATTTCACGCTCCGCTCCGCAAAGGAGTCAAAAGCCCGGATACCCACATCCATCAGTTTTGCGTTGGACAGCGTCCACTGCCCTTCCGTGAAGGAATAGTCTGTCTTGGAGATTTTGATCCAGAGCATCAGGGCGTCCCCGGAGGAATTCCCCTCATTGGAAAACCCGTACCAGTATCCGTCCTGCCCGTCCATAAACTCCCCATACTTGGTATAGCTTCCCAGAAACTCAAAGGTTTCCGGTGTCAGCACCTCATCCTCCAACACGGTATAAGTGGAATCGTCCAGCTTCTCATTCAGCCCGATGGAAAACACCGGGATCCGAAGCTTCCGGATCCGGACACCCGCGTTCTCAAAAGTGATGGAATACAAAAGGCTGTCCTCAAAATCCAGTTCCACCGCTTCAAACAGCACCATCTTGTTGGCATCCGGGATTGCCCCGATATCCGCCGCCTTCAGCTGCAGGAATGTGCTGGCGTCCCCCACAAGGCTCCCAAAACCGTTCTGCCCGCCGAAGGAGCTGGTCAGCGCCACCGCCGCGATTGTCCCGTTGCCCTGATTCGGGGTAAACTCCCAGACAAACTTATATCCATTGGAGATGGCCATGCTTTCCGTCAGGTTCAGGCTCCCCCTGGCCAGGTTGGCCGTGGAATTCACGTCATTGGAGGCATAGGCCACCGGCAGGTTGTCGGAACTCTCATACAGCAGTTCCTCATCCTCCGCCAGCGCTTCGGAAAAAAGCAGGATGCCCCCGATCATGTTGGGACAGATGGGGAGCAGGTTCCCGTTCCAAAGCAGGGCATCGTCGTACTCCCCCGTAGCGGTGTAAAAGATCCCCATGGGATTTAAACCCAGGATGTTGTTTACTGCCTCGGTGATCATGTTCTCTTCCGTGACGGTCTCCACCGCCCCGGTATTCTCATCCGTCAGTTCCAGCGTCATCACACCTTTTAAAACCATATCCATTCTCCTCCCGTATTCATTCTGTGCCGCCGGATCCCGGCAGCGTCATCGGTCGGCAGAACGCCCCGATTCCCGGCTTTGCCGTCAAGGTATCCGTATAGCTCCTCTGCACCAGTTCCATGGTCTCCATGGAAATAGTATCCGAAATCCCTTTTGCCATCAGTCCGCCGCGGATCGTGAACAAAGCAGTCGATTCCTCAATGTCGATCCTGCCATCCCAGGCCGCCGCAGCAGCCATGGCCTGGCCGCTGATGGAAGCGATGCAGTCCCCGATCTCCACACTGCCGGAGCCGTCCTCCATCCGCAGGTACACGTTGAAGGTATTTGTGATGTTCGGCACGATATTTTCAATCGGATAATACAAGGACAGGATGTGCTTCCCGCTGTGCCAGGTCTCCACCGGATGATGGAGCAGGATCTCGGCGTTGTTCAATTCAAAAGTCACATAACAGACCGCCTTCCCGTCCTCCGTCCAGGTTACCGGCAGGCTCACATCCACGGAAATATCCGTGGTTTCTTCCCCGGCAGCGCCATCCTCAGCATCCCCAGCTTCCGGTTCCGTCCCGGACGGGCCGTCCTCCGTTCCAGCATTTCCTGCCGCTCCGCTTCCGGGCGAAAGGAACGGAATCACGATGGTGCCGCTGGCCTGGGTGGATTTCTCCACCGCTTGCGCTTCCACGTCCACCACTACCTGCCCGAAGAACTGGGCGTGGTTTTCCTCTTTGGAAGCGAACTCAATACTGATGATCCGAACATCCGTCTCTCCGATGGAATACTCAGAAGCATTGGTAAAGGTGTGGATGCCGATCTTCCCAGCTTCAATTTGGTTCAGCAGGCCGGAAATATTTTTATCATTCTTGGACTTCGCCTGGGAAAGCCGGGGATTCTTCCCCACGCATTTCAGGCTCTGCCTGCCGCCGATCTTGACCGTAAAAGATGTCACGCAGGTGATCTGCTGGGCGTCCGCCTGCCCGCCGGAGAAGGTCAGCACATCCCCCAGATCCAGCGCCGGGTTCCCGATGGTATCCGAATCAAAGGGCACATAATTGACCGCGGACAGGGCGGTCAGGATGTTCCCGCACAGCTCCGCCCTGGTTTCTTCCAGTCCGAACTGCAGGAGGGGATTGACTCCCAGGTTCATAGTCAGTCCGTCATCTTCTTCCAAAGCGTAATACTCGGAAGTCTGCGTCCGCAGGTTGGTGGAGCTGACCGCTGTGTACCGGGTCACAAAATCAGAGAAACTGCTGGAAAACCGGTGCTTCTGCAAGATCTCCATCACCGGAGTTTCCCCGTACTGCCGAAACTCCAGCTTCCCTTCCCGGTTGACGCAGAAGAATCCGCCCAGCACCTGCGCTGTAAAATACAGCACGTCCCGGTAGGTCTCAATGTCATTCTCCGGGTAAATGGAAAGCAGTTCCGATCCGTTGGGAAGCGCCTCAATCTC